ATCATACCTCTCCTTTACCATATCCCCAGAGGCAATCGCCACACCATCATATCCCTGTTCCGCAGCGTAGCGGATAACCCGCTTTAGGGCTACTTCATGCCAGTTCTTGGAGAAGGGGAAGGGGGGAACGCCTTCTTTGAGTTCAGATATGGGGAAGTTAAATTCATTTCTAAGAGAATCCTTAACGCGAATAATGCCCACAGGCTGTCCTTCAATATCTGCAATTCGTTCAAGTTCCTGTTGCCTGCCTAAAAATTTTTCTCCTATTTTAGGAACCTGTCCTTGATACCCCTTCCTCCTCCCCTCCGCCGCCCAATCACTCTGCATCTCCCACACCGTCAAATACTTCTTGCCACCAATTACCCGGTCATCCGCGATGACATGAGTGAAGCGGTTTACGTCCGCAGCGGTATCGCCATAGGCGTGAGAGGAAGGGACGCGGAATAGAGAAGTATCTGTAAAATATCCTACATGAGTAGTTTTCCCCTGTTCCGCCCAATACATAGCAATTTCAAGACTATCCGCATGGGCATTTTGAATCTTCCCTTTCCCACCATTCAATACATATTTATCTGTGTGGGGGTAATAAGTTATACGATATTCTTTCCCGTCTATATCCCTTGACCATTCCTGTGTACGCGTTTCAGTTCTGCCTGGCGGCAACCATCTTACAACATTTGATTTTTTCCAGGCATCAGGGTCTTTAACATCAACCCTTGGCAATTCTTTTTCTTTGGGCCATGTCAACAGCACTTCCCTATAATTCTCACCCCCCGGCGGCAACTTCATGAAGGATTGGAATTTAGGTTGTCCCGTCTCTTTTCTCCATTTGTCGTATAATTCATTTCTCCTTCCTTCTGCCTGCTCAGGCGTATAATTATCTGCTAACCATTCATCAAAATAATATTCCCAATCAGGAAGTCGAGACTTGTCTTGCCTCTCAACCTCCCTCACCTCTACCCGCCCTTCCCGCAACTTCTCCAAGACCTGTTCTTTGGTCACGGGGCCGGTTTGTTCTTTCAGCCACGGGATCACCCCGCTCCACTTAAGTTCGTCCGCCTTGAACTGCCCCTTCTTGGCCCAGGACTCCAAGACTTCGGCAATCTGCGCCCCGGTGCCCCGGTTCGGCAGACTTTCCCGGACGGTCTTTTCCAGTTTAGAGTAGAAGACGGGGGCGGGAGAGCGGACGGAAAACAATTTCCCCTTATACTCCACCCCCGGCAAAGTGCGATGTGCCGCTTCAGTCCTTAATTCATTATACCGTTCCCATCCTTTCTCATCTAATCTATATCCAGATACAGCAGCAACGGGGGCATCATTCACTCTAAAAACTACCGGATGTTCTTGATTTTCAGATAAATAAGGTTTTGCCCTGGGGTGTTCAGCAATAATGCTGTCAACAAATTTCGCTGATATAGCTTTACGAGTATCACCAGATTTAATAACAACAACCGATATTTTGGAATTAACTGGTTTAAATTCTCCTTCTATATCTGCTTGCATAGTTGCTTGTTGGGCAAATTGGTCGGTTAAATAATCCTTTAAACTCTTTTCCCTTGATTGCCATTTTAAATGTTCCTCTCCAATGCCTTTAGGTTTTTCTGGCATATAGATCAATAGATTTCCTGTAGAATAATAACCGTCCTGCCAAGTCGTTTTCCCTTCCTTTATTTCTAAAGGACTTTTCTTTGGCGTATATTTCGGGGAATAATACTCAAATTCTTCGATATTATCTAAAGCATTACGGGTGCCTAATGGCTTGGGGACCTTATATGGTTGCGCCTCATAGTTTACTGGCTTAGGCTCTGTAGTCGGTAATTTAGCAAAGTTCTTTTTGACTTGTTCTAAAACTTCCTTCTCATTATGAATCGTAAATTCACCATCTCCGGGAATATCTATGGTAATCGTTTTAGGACCACCTTTGTCTTTAAACGGACCCGCTAAAGCATCATCAAGTTTGTCTATGGCAAACTTCTTTTGATCTTTAAGATTTAAGGGTTTTAATTCTTCCGTTGCCTTAACGCCTTTCTCTTTGACAGATTTAGCTTGGGCCTGAAGGTCGGCGGGGGAGTATTCGGCTTCACCTGTTGCACTTTTTGCAACATCTGGAGCCTTCCCGTACTTCGCCGCCAGGTCGGGGTATAATTCCCTCCATTCTCCAGTCCTAATATCTTTTTCGTAATTCCCTGTGTGTCGCATTGGGGAATCATTTTTCAATGTCTCTAATAATTTAGATATTTTCCTAATCGCATCTGCTTTAGATTTGTATTGAGAAAATTTACCAACAGTTAATTCCCCCCTTTTAGCTTTGGCTAATTCTTTTTCCGTTTGTTCAATAGCATTAGCCAATTCTGCCCTTCCATATTCTTCTTTTGTAGGAATTGCCTCCTTGCTAATTGGCGGCTTCTCCTCTCCCTTCTCATACTTCGCCGCCAGGTCGGGGTAGTCGGCGAGGACTTCGGGGGGGACGGGTTTGCCTTCCTTTAATGCTACTTCTACCTGCCAGCGGTGTCCATCTTTAAATAATTCAGGATTTTGGTCCCCCATTTCTGGTCGCGACATCATTTTTCTAAATTCAGGGAAAGTCATCTCCCAAACTTCTTTCCCCTTTTTTAATTTCTCACGTGTCATTTCCCAAGGTTCTTTAGATTTAGATGCTGATAACCCCCATCCCTCTGCTATTTCAGGGGGCACTTTCTTTCCTTCGTTAATGGCTTTATCTAAAATATCAAAGTGCAATAAATCTGCCAATGCAACTTGAGATTCATTTTCTTTATAATAGTCATGGACAAGTGACATTGCTTCTTCTGACTTGACAATAGCCTGCTTTAGATTGCCTGCATAATAATTGTTTTCTGCTTCGTCTATTAATTTATGAGCATCTTGTTTTGATAAATCGTCAGCAGAATCAGCCAGTTTTCTTAATTCTTTGAAATATGATTTAACCTGTGCTTCGCTTGCTATATCAATACCCCTTAGACGTATTGCATTATTATGAATATTGGCCATCTTCTTATCAGCAAGACTGTCCCTAAACTCTTCCTTTGTCATCTCCCAAGGCTCTTTCCCCTCTTTCTTCGCAACCCCTGAAGGTTTCTCTCCCCCCTTCCAACTCAACGTAGTCTCCCCGCCGTCCGGGAGTTTCACGTTAAAATAATGCCCCAACTCGCTCTCGCCGATGTAGGTCAGGCTCTCCGGGTTCAGTCCGCGGGACTTGGCTAAGGCGTTGCGGGCGTTGCGGGCTTCAAGGGTGAGTTCCTTCACAACAGGAGTTGCTTTTCTTACCAATACAGGTATTTCTTCAATACCAAGTTCTTTTGCCGCTAATGCCCTGGCTCTGCCCTCCTGGGCTTTTTCAACTTCATCAAGAATCGGTAGCGGTGCTTTTTCTCCTTTCCTCATTCTTTCGGCATATTGGCGAGGTAAATTATCCGGGACTGCTCTTAAAGACTGTTCAAGGGATATTCCTTGCAATTTCGCAACTCGGTTCAAATATTCATCAGGCGACATGCGTTCAATAGATGCCTCGCCTTTTTTAAGTATATTATCCCAATGGGGTGTGCCAGTAGTCGTCTCATTAAATACTGCCGCTCCACCCCCCCCTACGCCCCGTTCCGGTACTACCCCGCCCATTACCCTTGCGGGAGGAACCGGGGCCTCCTGGGGCGGTGTAGGGGCTTGTGGGGACATTTCTTTAACTATCTCCGTCTGCTTCCCCATCCTTACCGGAAGCTGCGCCCCTAATCCTGGCCCCGCCCTCAATCCTGCACTCTCCGGCAAACCCGCAGCCTGGAGCATGAGTCTTTCCACTATATCTTGGGGCCGTAATCCTAATGCTTTGCCCGGCGATATGCCGGGGATGGTTTCCAGAACTGGAGGATAGGAAGGCGGCACCGGAGTATTGACCATGCTCTCCCATAAAGGACGGCGGATAGTTTCGGGGCGCTGCGTCGGAATGACAAAACCTGGCCCCCCTCCAGTCTCAGGGCCATACGTACCTGTCGGCGGAGGGGGTAGATATTTCTGTCCTGCCACTGGCCCCGGTAAAACATTTCTAAATGGCGGCGGGGTAGGCCCTGCTGGTCTAGCCGTGAAATCTTCTCCATAAAGTGTATCTGGAGCGGGTAAGGCCAGTTGGGGCGGCGGCAGTTGGGGAGGCTTGCCCGGCGTCCCTTGGGGCACCGTTTCAAATTGGCTCAAGTCGATCTTAACATCCTTCCAGAATGCTTCCTGCTGCTTTTTAAGCGCTTCTTCAGGAGACAACCTCTTGCGCCCCAGAGCATGATAAATGCCCATAGTAGCGATACTATGACCCAATTCTTCCGCCGTGGGGGTACGACCCTCAAGCAAAGACTGTACCAATCCCGTTACCCCGCCAATCGCCCCGCCATAACCTGCCCTTGCCAACCTGCCGAAAGTAGGACCAACTATAGGAAGCGCCGCCCCCATACCTGCTCCGATAGCCGCCCGCTCCGGGCCTTCCCCTTTAAGGATGTCCCAGAGGCCGAAGGTTCCGGCTCCATGAGTCATAGCCGGGAATAGGCGGGCGGCTAAAGAAGAAGCGCGGGCCAAAGCTGCGGGAGCCGCTATGTGAGGCACCATCGCACCGGACAGGATAAGGCCCGCAATCTCCGGGGCACCGGAAGCTAAGCCAGCAGCTAAATCACCGGCAAATTGGCTTTTGCCATAAATAGGAATATTAAGCGGGCTTGTGGGGCCATAAGGAGTAGGATTGATGGCCCTCTCAATCCCTCCTTCCATGCTTTTAATAGACTCTTTTACGTTTAACAATTCTTCCGGGGAAGGTTCTGGTAAGCCGAGTTTTCCGGCCTGTTCCATTACCCATCCGGCACCGCGGGCAGGAATAGAAGCGATAGCCGCCGCAGTCTTGGCGGTGCCTTCATGTAATCCTTTGGCGATTGCCCCCGGCAAGCCCGCAGTAGGCCGGGCCTGGTCTTTCTGCCACTGACGGACTACCCGGCTAAGATATTCGTCTGTCCCTTCCCCATAATTCTTTATTCTTTCTGCCCAGGTGTTTCCCTTTTTGGCAAGGAGTAACCGGGCCGCGGCGTCCATCATTTTGCCGGGGTGCAAGCGTTCGTCTGCGGGATTAATCTTGCCTCCCGGCCCCCGGTCATAAGTCTGAAGTCCGAGATCATAATCCCGATTGGTGCTATCCAGAAATTGCCCTAAGCCCAGAGCAGAACTTGTCTTATTAGCCGCGTCTACCTTCCAACTTGATTCATGGCCAATAAGGGCGCGAAACATACCCTTGTCTATGCCATAGTGATCGGCAATCTGGTCTGCCATGTCTTGCAGGTCTGGCACAGACCAGTTGCTTGCTTCTTCAAGATAGTTAGGAAGATTCTGCTCTTCAGCCATTTCTCTTTACCTTGCCGGGGGTCTGGCGTCTAACCAAGGGGGCCTGTTGCCGGTAACGGGGGCTGTTTGCCGGGACGTTGGAGCCTGCCCCGTTTGCCGGGCCGGAAACGCCGACCCTACTACACCCATCAACATATTGATAGTATCCTGATGCGCCCGGCTGTCTATTTCCCCTTGAGACATCCCGGTAGTGAACCATCCACCTTTATTAGCCGCCGCATAGCCCATTTTAATTTGGGGGTAAATGTCTTTATAAGACTCCAGCAAAGCCTTGGTTAATCCCGATTTATCTCCCGTCTTTAGTGCTTCCGCATTCGCCCTGCCGAGTTCCGCTTGGGCTTTCTTCAGGTCAATGTTGGCAGCCATAGACTTCGCAAGTTCACTGGTCTCGACCGCAGTTTTATCCGCCATTGCTCCTTTCAACAACGATGTAGACAAGTGTTCTTGAACCTGGGCCGGAGCCAACATTTCCGTAGCTTTAGCATGGGCACGCTGATAAGCCTCCTGACCGCTGTACAATCCGGCCTTGGCCCTTTCCGCTGCCTCTTCTGCGGGAGTCATCTGCATCAATCTTCGTCCCATACCGTACTGACCGACAAAAGGAGCAAATTTTTCCGGTTCCATGCCCGCAGCTAATGAGGTCATTAAAGGAAATTTGCCGTATGCTTCTTCCGGGGTCTGGGGCGAACCGTATTCCCCCATGATGCTTTTGTTTAAATCAACTACGCCCCGGCGGAAGGCAAGCGGATTATCTACCTGTTTTTGCCGTTCTATCTGCTCCTGATAGGGCAGTACCAGGAATCGATTCACCAGACCCGCGGCTAGTGGTGCGCCGATGCTGGCGGCCAGAGAACTTATCCATCCCATGATTATTTACCTCCAAACATAGACCCCAAGGCTCCACCTATCATGGTTCCGGGACCAGGAGCAACGGCGCTGCCCAAAGCCGCCCCCGCCGCCGATCCCCCTACCGCCCCCCCTACCTTCCGTAAAGAGGTTAGTGGCTTTTCCCAAAGGTCTCCGCTTACTAAGGATTGAGCTAATTGTCCTGCTCCCGCAACCGCCGGACCTCCCCAGGCGGGCATGGAAGCCCCGGCAGCCGGTAACATAGCAGCCTGAGTAGTCAATGCTTGAGGATTAACCATACTGGAGGGCATGGCAAAGCCACTTGGACTTAAAGCGTCTATCAAGTCAGTATACATCATGGGCTATTTACCTCCCCCGCCACCGGAACTTTGCTGCTGGCTTGTTGACCAAGACTCCGCCGGGGGCCAGTCGCCGATAAGTTTTGTAGCTAGGCCGCCCCATCCCGCTTGCGTAGCTCGCTGGGCTTTTTCCCCCTGCAAGCGGGCCTCGGCCAGTTGATCCATTACCTTGCCTTGCAGTCCTCTCTGGAGAGAACCAAATAGAGGGGAGTTGGCATTTACTCCCTGTCCCGCCAAGACCCCGGTAAGTCGTCTTGAGGCCCCGGCCCCGCCTTGTAGGGCCTGGGTTCGTAATCCGGTCTCGGTAATTTGCCGGTCCCGATCTCCCCCGAAAGCCTTCTCAAATAACTGCGCAGCCAAGGGACCGTATAGTGCCCATTGCGCCGGATGTGCCCTTTCGGAGAGAGGCCGAGAATATCCTTGGCTTGATCCGCTGCTTTGCGGTCCACCGCCGCCTGCCATTGCCTATACCTCCCCTTCATAACGGATAAACGATGCCCGAAGTCCTATTTTCTGCATCAACTTCCTGGCCCGCATATCCGCATGGAATGTGTGCCCAAAAAATGTAGTAGCCTGCTGTTCTTCGGTAAATTGCCGCAAGTGAGTAAGTCCATGACGCATAATACCAGCAGCAGCCGCCGGTGGGACACCTTTCTTAAACCAGAGGGCGGCGATATAGATTCCCTTCTTATGCCGAGCATAAGGGTAATTGTTCATAGCGTGCGCCATAAGAACCGCAGCAGGTTGATTCTGATAATCGCCCACCAGCAACAGAGATTCCTTATAAAACTCCGGGATAGACAAAATTTTTACCAATGTCTCCATAAAACCATTGCGTCGGGCCTGCACATCAGGTTCAAAGAATTTGCCCCCATGAATAACATTATAATGCGCCATGTCTTCCAATAAAGCAAGAACTGAGTCGAGGTCTCGATATTCCAGGGGGCGCACTTTCATAATAGCTTCCTCACGGCTATAGAGAGAGCGTTAATATTGATTCGCAGTTGGTCTAAAGTGCTATCAAGACTCGCTAAATCTACCTGGTCGCTTCCCGTAACAGAGTCAAATTGATTTAAGTTATTAACTATTTGCGGTTTTTCCTTGCTATTGTCTGCCTTCTCACCGCTTTCGGCAGAACTTTTTTGGCCATTGTCAACCCTTATTCTATTAATTTTGTCGTATATATCCTCTACAATTCGCCTGGTATCGGGATCGAGTTTGCCTAAGAGGTAATTGTTAGCCATGATTATTTTCCCTGATATTGGCTATTTATATTCTGATTGCCATAATTTGGTGGATATTTCTGGTGCCATTGTTTAGAGAAACTAATAATTCTTGGGTCAGTCGGCGGCAAATCGTCAGGATTAATACCGAACTGATTAATGAATGGATTTGCCCAGGCCGTAGGATGGTTTGGAGACTTGAGCCACTCTCCAGTAGGGGCAGCATCGCCCCAATGATAAAAATTATCCACCGGACTTCTTTGGGGCTGAACCCCTAATTTCCAAGCCCGCCGATAATCATAATTAGGATCATTAAGGTTTGGGTTAATGCCGCCTTGAAACTTCGCTAATTCTTTAAACCAGGGGGCATTTTGCATCTCCGATTGAAATTGTCTCTCTTGTTCAGGAGATAATGTAAGCAGTGGGGTTTGGGGAATATCTGGCAATACATAGGTCAACCCCATCCAGTTCGGAGATTTATTTTTAGGGACCAAAGACTGGGCCAACTTATTAGCCATCATCTTCCCCCTTGGCATACCTGAACATAATCGGCAGATTAATGGACGGTTGCGCCTGTTCTGTAGCCGTGCCGCTGGCTTTAAACTCCAGGAACCTCCCGTTACCGTGCGTAGCAACCCCAAAGTCTTTTTCAGTCTCCGTGGTGGCAGATATAGTATGCGCTGCCTTCTCTTTACCGTCCAAGTAGACGTAGGCCGTCATGTCCCCCAGATAGTTTAAGCGCATCCGATCCACATGGAAGAAGTCGGCCAGTCCCAACTTGGCAGTGGTAAATTCCCAAGTAGACCCGACAATCAAAGTGCCGTTTGCTTCCCGCCAGCCATAATCGCCCAGAAGTTCCCAGAGGTCGCCGCCATAGATGCCGTATAGCCGCTTAGTCTTCACATTGGCAGATAGGCAGCTAAAAAACCTGTCCCATATATAAACCGGCCTGGGGGCACCGGCAATGAAATCTATAATCAGGGTCCGGTCCCCGTCTTCGGTAGGCAAGGAAACATAGAGATAACGCCCCATAGCGCAAACGGACGCCTTATCTAAATCGGCCCCGGCTTCGTTTACAAGGTCGATTAATCCTTCCGCCAGCGGGCCGGTAACATAACCGTTGGAAGCGATAATATCATGCCTGCCCACTCCCACCAGTTGACCACTCGGGGCCTTGGCCGCATCTCTGGGGCCAACCCCGGCATAATCGCCGTCTATGGGCTTTTTATCAACCGTAGCAATGTCTTGGGGATCGCCAAAGGCAACCCGGTATTCCCGTATGTCGCTTCTGACATGAATATAATTGCCCATATCCACGGCGTTCAATATCTTCTCGCCCTGATGTGTTACCGCTATCCCATGTAGTTCCGGGCAATCATCCCCCCTGGTCCGGCAGGAAAAATACATATAATTTTCGTAATTTGCTATCCCAAACCCCACCATGCGATCTTGATGTTGGATAACCCGAGTGAAGGCTCTGGGATAATTTTCATCCCGGACATCACGCCCCCCCTCCAGATCGTAATAATTCTCTATACCATCCTGATACTCCCAATCGGCAATATTGGTTTCAGCAATCAAGTCGGTATTATTATTGATTTTTCCTACACAAAACCAATCTTCCAGCAATCCGCCTTTAATAAATAGCAATCGCTGGTTTACTTGCGGATCGGTTGAGGTTGTCACGGTCCAAATCAATTTCTGCTGATCCGCTTCCACTACTGCTGAGACATCAGAGCAGCCGGACACCCGTAAGGTATTGTTACTCACGTCCCTTACCGCAAAGGCGCACATGCCGTAATACTGTCCCTGATGCTTACCACCTCCCGCTAGGCAGATATTGTCTATCAGAAACGCGGCCGCTTTTTTAGAAGCCGCCTGACCCATAATCATTACTGCCCGGACAGTAGACCAATCCTTGCCCGATGTAGCCCCGTAGCGCACAAAATCCGATTTATGGATACGGTGCCTGATCCACCGAGAATTGTCGGCGATAGGTGTTTGTTTTTGAACTCCAGGCCGGATTCTTGTCTTGGGCTGATGAGACGCTTTATCGTAATGCGGCAAAGTTGTAAATGGAGCATAAGCGGCTCCATCGTCTGTAGCAGGCGTAGGAGATGAATATCCCAAGCGAGAACTGTCCTTGTATCTCTGGCTTGTCGGTATGCCGCCATGAGGCGTATCCTGCCGGGGCGTGCCGGGAAACAGACTAGTCTGCCCCGCTCCAATACTTAATATCGAAGCACTAACGGATTCCAGGGGAATTAGATAATAATATCCGTCAGTAGTAAATGAACCATCGTTACAATCAAAAGAGATTATAATAGAAGTTAAATCTTTGATATTTAGATAATATATATGCAGTTCAATATAATCTTGTTCTGTAGAAGGAGACCCGCCCGCAAATTCATTCAAATTCCAGTTTCCAGTCGTATAGGCAATTATCCGCATACCTGTCCCTGACGTAGACACTACCGTTTCCGTACTGATGGAGGTATAAAGATATGCGTCGTTTTCTTGCCAATAATTTGCCACTCCGCCCGCTAATGTTCCGGTTAATGTATCTCCATCCGTTGTTGTAGTTATAATGCCTGTAGGCAGCATTGTAGATGTATCAGTTACATTTGTAATAGTGCTTGTACCTACTATTACCTTATTATTGCTAAAATTCTTAGTAGTATCTTGTAAATTATTATCAGTATCCGTGCCTGTTGCTGTTCCTAAATATGTTCCGGTATGCGTATTTGTATTAGTGCTGACAATCGTACTGGAGGTTCCGGCAAGGAAGGACAGAGAGTATGTTCCAAAAGCAGCCTCGGTACTTAATGACAAAGTTCCATCAACAACCGTCCAACCGGAGGTTGATTCACAGGCATTAATGACCTTGGTACTCATAGCTACCGTGGCGATAGAAGGGCGAGTGGCGGGGCGAGAAATACCCCAAGCGGTGCAGGAGGTCCTATCATCCCGGAGCCGTTTTTGACTGGCGGCGATATATGCCACATTGTTTAAAACATCTACTGAGAACCTTCCGGTGATCCCACTGTCGAGCAGGGTGCCCGGGTTAATTTTATCTTCAATATTGGTACATCTGTAAAGCCCGCTGCTGGTAGTATAATATAGCGTGAAAACTCCATTAACCCAGGCCGTTTCCGACCAGACTACGCCGCTAATCCCACTGGACAGTTTGCGGCCAGCAGGCAGGGGGCGGAGTAGTCCGGGCTTAAACATGTCTACCCCAATGGCATTCGCCAAGATATTAGGCGGTAACATTTCCGGCTGTTGGTGCCGGTTCATGCCGCCGTGCAGGTTGGTTAGGGGAAATTTGGGCAATTTCTTTAACCTTCCTTCTGTGCCATCATAATGTTTCTGTCATTTAAGTATTTGATTAATTTATCATAACCCATAACAATTATTAATGAATCGCACAAATCATTAATTCCTATTACAGTTGCCGATGATTCGTCTTCATCACTTATTAATATCTCATCGGGCAGATATTCTCCCGGTGTTGATGGTTCCATATTGTATTGAATAGTATTATTATTCTCATTGCACATATATTTAACTATATACATGGTTTACCTCAACGGCTTAATTGTCGGCTTCCGCCGGTTTCTGGTGTGTGCTTCATACCGCCGAGCCTTATTTACAAAGTCTTGAAACATACTCTGGCAATATTTGGCTCGTTCCACGTATTCGGATTTGGCCGCAGCGGAATCGAGTAAGAGCCTTCCCGCCGCACCATAAGGCAAAGCCTTCTGGAAATACTTATACATCTCCGGGTATTGGCTTACATCGGTAAACCGCCCTGGATACCGGGTATACTGGATCATTAAATTGCCGGGCTGCGGCGTGATGCCGGTAATGCCGCCCAAGGTTGAACTGAAAATATATTCCTCATTACTGGTTAAGGAGACAATCTCCCCATATTCGCCAGCAGGCAGTTCAAAAGAATCTGTCGGAGTCCAATAATTAAGAGTTCCGCCAGTCAATGTCACTGAGACCTTATCATTAGTAGCATCTTGGTTGCCGATAGCGGTAATCTGACCGCTGGAGCCGTCCGAGACGTTGAATATCATCATCCCCACCTTGGCCCCAAGGGTAACGAAGTTACGCCCAGCAGAATCTACCAAGAAAGGACTGGCCACATATCCGGCTTTATGCTGCCCCGTAATCTCCCCGACAAAGGTTCCCAAACTGGAACCAGTTACGGCCCCGGTCGCTGCACTGAAGGTTATGGCCGTACCGTCCGTTCCTGGAATAGGATAAACCCCGATCTTACGGATATTGCCATAACTATCGCCAGGATAAATAAATTCCGGAGGGCTACCTTCCAGGGTCATTAGGTAATTCCGTATTTCAAAAGCCCAGCGCATATCATAAATCTTCAGGGGCCAGGGAGTCCCGCCGGTATCGAAGTACCAAGCATATTTCAGACACCAGAGGTCTTTGGGTAACGGGTATTGCCGCTGACCGTCCAGGAGGCGGATAAAGGCAAAGGTTTCTGCAAGTTTGGCCTCTAAGGAAATGTCCTCATTGGCCTCGTTCAAGGCTTCGATGATTTCCGTCTGTTCATAGCGGGAGAAATCGCCGGTGACTATGCCCGCACCGCTTTTAGTGACTTCCTGGAAACAGAGCTTCAGGGTCTTGCGAATCAGGTCATTGATGGTGTAGCCTGTCCATTCACCGGCAATTTGGATTTCCATTTATAAATCCTTATTGACTTTGGTAGTGGGGTTGGCCGTGCCTTCATGAGGCATCGCCCAACACCAGATCATAAACATGGGCCGAAGCCCTTGTTTAATTGTTGCCCCTTGTTCAATGGCTTGATCTAATAAATTGGTAGCCTCTTTTAAGGTATAATTATCAATACCTATACAATGCCCTTCTCCATTAGTTTCCGCGTCCAGTTCATTCAAATACCTGCCCTTTACTTTTCCACATGCACAACTTCTTAATATTGCTGTCATTTTGAACAAATCGAAGCAATCGGGGCAAAATAGGAGTCGCATCTTATCACCTTTGGAATAGTCGGCTAACATAATCTATCTCAGTTTGCGGGATATTCCCGGACCTCATTAATGACTGTGCTAACCTTTCTCCGTGGGATTGCCCTCGCCAAAAATCTTTGTTATTAGCAAATTCAGGTAAATGGTGATAGCCAGAACCAGACCAATCTTTACCATATAGTCCTTTTTCTAACCCAACAGCTAACCCTTCTGATGCTTGCCGATTATCGTGATACCCTTGAGCAACGTGCATCCCCTCATGCACTCCAGATGAGCCAATCCCTCCCCATAAATATCTAGGAGTAACGGCCATAAGCACAGCATTATCATTGTCTTGTGGGTATGCAGTAATAGCCCGATTATTTGAAATCATTTCTGGAGTCACTACTGCTGTCGGCAAATCTGTAAACTTCGGAGATTTGCTAACTAAATTTCTTAAATGTGCCATTGGCCCACTATCATTCATAATGTACCGATGTTGAGCTAAAGCCAACTGCCTTGTTTCAGAGGGCAATATAGCTTTCATGAGTGAATTTCTTATGCTTTCAATGGGATTAATTGCTTCCTTTATTTGTTGAGGCTTTCCCCAGCCCTGTAAGTATTCAGCTCTGCCCAATCTACTTGAATCCTTCAATGCTGCGCTATATCTTTCCCAAGGACTGCCGCCCGTATATTCCCACGGCAGGGGAGGTAGTTGGTTTGTCATAGATTGGTTAATTCCATCTGCCATTGACAGGTTCCTTCAATTAACTTATTTTATAGCCAAAGGAGGCTTTGCTCATGAAAATCTTGATGATTGCTTTCATTATCTGTTCCCTGGTTTGCCCGGTTGCCGCCAAGGACATCATATTCCATCCCCCCGACTCCCAACTGCCCCATTTTTTGCAGATAGACCGGGACGGTACGGTTTCGGGAAGCACCCCCGGCGGCCAAGTCTATTATGGTTTCGTTACGCCCAAGAGCGATTCCCATATCTACCTCACTCCACCTCTTTACAATCCGAAAACCTTTAACCCCTATGTGGGGGGTTATGACCCCAATAATCCGTTAGTTAAATAGGAGGTGGTATCTCCTCCAGCGTCTCATAATGATACCATTTGTCATCCTGGAGATAATGCCGTCCCCGAGTTTCGTTGACACTTTCTCCATAAGGACGTGATTTATCGAGCATCCCCGGAGCCGGTAATTCCGGCTCAGGAGGCGGAGCAACCCATTGCTCCATTGCCGGTATCGGCTCCGGGTCGTAAGGATGCGCCACTATCGGGATATTCTTCTCTCTCCGGGGACGCTTGTCTACCTTCGCCTGCACTTTCGTTGTCCGCTTCTTTCTGACGTTGGTCATAAAATTTCTCCATCGCCTGCAAGATTTTCATGGGTTCCGTCAAGGCCATACATCCCGTATATTCCATAGTTATAGGGCCTTCGGGAACTTTCTTCATCTTCTCCTGCCAAGATTCGGCAGTCACAGCCCGGCCAATATCAATCCCTAAACCAGAGTTTGCCCGAACAAAGAAGATGAACCGCAGTACGTCTTTCTTTTCAATAGTGATGGGCTTCTGGGGGCATTCCTCCAAAACGTAGACCAACTTGTGGCAAGGGTGGCACTCGCACTCCGGTTCCGGGGTGATATTGACGGTATTCTGCCAGTATTTCGACAGATTTTCTTTGGAGCTATGGGAGAGCATTAACACTTTGGGGGTATCCCAACAGGAAGCAGCATTAAGCACCCCGGTTTCCGGCCCCACCACGCAGTCAACATACCTGGTCAACAGGCAGGACTGCCGCATGGTGGTTTTGCCCGACATTTTCACCAGGCGCGGATGATCCCATTCCAAGATTTTACAACTTTCATCTCCTACGGTGATGATCGCCGCATCCGTGAAGTCTTCCAAAAAGGTCCGTTGCACAAATTCTGCCCAAGGGTATTTCTTATTCCACCCCGATCCGGCCAAGGACCAGAGAATCAGGTATTCAGCCCCGGTATCCTGTTTAACCTTTCTGACAAACTTTTCCGCCCAGACTTCTTCTTTGGGAAGGTAATACAGTTCCGGCAAAGTCATCCCGGCATTATCCCGATACCCCGCGGTCATGTGCAGGGAATCCCCGTAATTGACGTTGCATATCAGGTGTCGGAGGCTATCGGGAGAATCATAGCCGGGCTGCCCCTTGATCTTGAGCAAGACCTGCTCTACTATGCCTGACAGGTTGACAAACCGCTTATATGTCTTTGCCAACTTCTCCCAATGACCGGGCAGGTCTTGGGGCAATAACATGCCCTCGTCCAGGACTTCTAAACGGTCAATGTGGGGATTGTTTTTCAATACCTGCGCGCCCCGGTGGGAGCATTGGACAACGGTAAAATACCCTTCTTCCTTGATGCGCCGAATTATGGGCGTGGCCTGGATTGCATCCCCAAAGGCCCCATATCGAATAATCATGCAGGCATTTTCCGGCGTCACCTGCAAATCCCGTTCCAAACGAGGGCCGCCAGGAAGTTTTTGTAGAATCATTTCAAAACTGTATTCATTCCCTTCTGCATGAACGTCATTTCTAATTAACTTGGCGGCAAAATTACGTTTAACGATTTTCAATATATCTTCCGGGTAAAAATCATGTAGGTGGGCAGGGTTAGCCCCAGGCTGCCCCACGTTAGGGTACAAGTCTTTGTGCGGCAGATAGAGAACCATGTTACCGCCGACCTTCAACACCCGCCACCATTCTTTTAAAATGTCCTCAGTCGGCCCCAAATCTTCAAGACAATGCGAGGAAAAGACGAAATCCAAGGAAGCATCCTTGAACATCGGCAACCTTTCCACATCATGGCAAATACCGGCCCCGATAGCTTTGTCTATGCCGATAGCCTTATGGTGAATGCGGTCTGTCCCGCACCCCAGGTCAATACCCAGACCTCGCAGAAAAGGCAATACCCGATGTCTGCATTTAGAGGCTTCGTTGCCGCATGAGGTTTCGCGTGTCCAGGCCATTTATTTCCCCATCACCTGCGGTGCCCACCTCTCTTGCATTCCGTAATACTCCTCACCGCCGCCTAGAGCGCCTCCAGGATAGATCACTTGCGGCTCGGGCCGCCCTATACCCACATGCCCCTCCGCTTCGGTGCCGTACCCTACAAATGGCCGGGGTGGAATCCCTGTTGACTTTTGGGAGCCGGTATAACTAAACCCAGGAGGAACGGTCAATTTCTTACCCGGAACACTCATGCCCCCCTCCATTATTTGTGGCCGGGGCAAGGTCTGCGGGGGCGGACCCACGCTTGGCTGCGACATCATAGTTTTGCTGGGTGTGGGCAAGCCCACTTCCGCATTAAAGGTGCGGTCAGGATCACTCATCATCGTCCTAGTGATAGGCTGCCCCATGCCGGTAATGGGATTAATATAATCAGCCTTATTACCCATAGGTTGCCCCATGCCAGTAATAGGTATGGGCTTAATCCTACCTTGCCCCAAGAGTGCTTGAACCAAAGGTGCTAACCAATCACTTGCCACGACTTTTACCTCTCTGCTTCGGCTGTTTTTGAGCAGAAGGGACCCAACCTGTCTTTCTCATGGTCCCATAAACGTAAGCATCGGCCCTCTCGCCCTTCAGCCCTTTCTTCTTGGCCTCAGCCTTGAGTTTCTTTTCCATCTCTTTAGGCATGACTAAAACCTCAACAGGGCCTTATTGTTGGCGGTCAGTTCGATGTTCTCCTTGCCCGCTACTTCATCGAGAGCCTTGGTTGCACCAGGCAACGCCAGGTAATCATCAAAGACCATAATCCCGCCCTTAACCATTAATGGACCGAATACCCGGTAAGCCGCCTTGATCGAGTCGTACTGATCGGCATCCACATGACAGAAGGCAATGGGCGGCATGTATTCCAATAGTGAGTCCGGGAAAATGCCCTTAACGAAGACCGCATTGGGAATTTGCAGTTGCAAAAGTTCATAATCGACTGTTTTTAAATCCCCGACCTTATGCCGATCATATTCAGGATGTTGATAAGGCATACCCTCAAAGGTATCGTACAGGAAAATCTCTCGGCCTTGTTCTTCAGCTACTTTTGCCAGTTCGTAAGCACTCCCGCCGTTAAATACCCCAAACTCCACGAAACACCCAGGAGGGGAGGCCGCGGCCAATTCGCAGAGAATCTTGCGACCCCCCTCTGAGATTAATGATCCGGGGATTGGCAGGCTCACGAAAACCTCTCATGGTTGGCGTAATAGTCAACAATCGCCCGGGCGTCAAGGTTGAGGTCCGAAGTGACGTTTTTCAGCACCAGTTTGTCGGTAGTCAAGAAATAGGTCTCCGCCATAGTGCCGGTGACGTAGGTTCCCGCAGCAGTAACCCCGCAAGTGACAACCCCGATGCTGGTCGTATTTTTAAAGATGGTAAATCCCGCCGTGGCCCCGGTCCCCGCCGTAGCGATTTCCGCCGTAATCCCCTTGACATAACCAGGAGTCTTAAACCTGATAGTCCAGAGGGTTGAAGCAGCCTCCTTATTGCTGTTAAGCAACGGGGTTTCAAGCTGAAGCCGAAGTTTCGGACGGCCAGAGGGATAGTGAAATTGGTCTCCCATAATTCAGTACTCCTTTTAGGTGGCCGAGAACAGTTCGGAGTAATCTACGCTCAGGTTGCCCTTGAAGGTAGCATCCGAGTCGCTGTTTTTTAGCACAAGCCGGTCATTGGCGGCGAAAGTGGTGTCGGCCAAGGTTGCGATAACTACCTGGTCGGCAGTTTCTGTACCGAACACAACAGCCCCAATGGATGAGGTATTTTTGTAAATGTCAAATTTTGAAGTAGCCGCAGCGGTCCCGGCAACGCCGATGCCGATGGCTACCTCATAAACAAGGGATTGGGTGAAAAACCTGACAATGGCGCAAACGCCCGTAGCCGCCAGATTCGAGTCAATTTTGTTGGCGATGTTCTGGCGGGTTTGAAATCGCCCGTCAGTATATTGTCCCATGATGATAATCCTCCGTGCTTTTTAAGTGGCGCTAAAAAGTTCCTGATAGTCCGCCCAAACTCGGGCGTCCATATTGAGGTCTGAGGTTATATTTTTTAGCACCAGGGCGTCGGTCGATGCAAAGGTGGTATCGGCAAGGGTGGCAATTACTACCGACCCTGCGGTCTGAGTCCCGGTAATCACGGCCCCAATACTAGAAGTATTTTTTAGTACCGTGAAACCGGCAGTCGTAGCCGTGCCCGCAGTTAAAACACTGGCGGATACTTCCTTGACCAATGTTTGGGTAGAAAATCTGATCCGGGCCACCTCAGAAGCTGCCGTACGATTCGAGTGCAACATACCAATATCCCGGCTTAGTTGCGTTTCAAATCTGCCATCGGTATATTGTCCCATGTTTTTACTCCGTTATAACTGCCGGGGAAGGCTCTTTCTTTCCTTCCCCGGCTTAGAGGTTTAACTGTACTGCTCCACATAATCGACCATGATGTTGCCCTTGCATGTCGCATCCGAGTTCGTGGTTTTGAGGCTCAGAACATCCGTAGCCGCAAAGGTGGTGTCGGTCAGCGAAGCCGCCACGACAGACCCTTTGGTGTTTGTGCCCACAAGCACAGCGCCGATAGACGTAGTGCCTTTGTAGACATCCAGGGCATGGGTAGCATGGCTGGTGCCAGCTAAAATCACGCCTACCTGAACTTCCTGAACCACGACAGGAGTGAAAAACCGCAGCACCGCTACTTCGGTATTAGCAGTTTTGTTAGCGTCAAAATAGGCAGAAAGCATCTGCCGGGTGCCATAACGACCGGCGGTGTACTGGTCTCCCATGTTAGCACCCTCCTTAATTTACTTCCACGGACGTATACTTTACGATCCGGTTGTCAGGGTTGGCAAAGTGCATGATTTTGAAACCGCCGATGAAGTACCAGGCCAGGGCCGGGTTCCGCTGGAAGTCAACGTAATCCGGCTGGAACATAATATGCTCCGCTTCAGCCACGGCTTCAGCCACGGTTTCCTCCCCGAAGAAGAAGGCTTGCCCGTAGAGGCTGCCGTTACCCATGTCGTTGTCCAGGATATGAGTCTCCTTGACAAAGCGGCAGTTGTAATACATGCCAAATTCCCCATTGGCGGGATATTTGGTGTATTGCATAACCGCCTCGACATCGGTATACAGACCGTTATGGGCGGCCACCGTGACGATGGCCATATAGCTGTTGCCATCGTAAGGCGGGGCCAGCATATTCTTTTGGAGATAATCGACAATGGCCTTCACATGGTACTTGTTAAGCTGTGAAGTGCAGGTCGCGGTGGCGGTGCCGTTCGTGGTGAAAGCGCCGCCATCAGTGGCGGTGCCGACGTAACGAATTTTGGCCGCGTCAAACTGAGCGTGAACCGCAGAATCCAGCACCTTGACCATATCATTCCGCAAGGCCCGGCGCGTGGCTCCGTCGATTTCGATTTGGGACAAGGTTTTGAGCTTTTTGGTGTAGGGAATCGCATTCCCATATTCCGTAATGCTCCCGGTCCCCTGGTTAATAGTAAAGTTCGTCCGGGGGATAGTGGAAGTTTCCACCAGGGTGCCCCCGGCGGTGGCGACATTGGCGATAATATCCCAATTAAAGGTATCGCCTTTACGCGAACCGCCGTAGCCGTCGATCAGGTCATCGAATTGACGAAATCGAATCAACGGTTGGGCCTGATCGCGCACTTCAGCGGTCAGTTGTGGCACGGCTCCATAGCCGCCCAGCGAACTAACCGAGTATACTTGACCACTCATAAATTATTCTCCCTTTAGCCGCCGGGAGAGATTATTTGACCGGAGTCCTTATCTGGTCGCTAAACTTCCGGCGACTTTCCATGTATGCTTCGTGAGACATATCAGATTCCCCAGACTTGCCCGGAGGCCCGGCAGACTGCCCGGTGTCCATAGCCGCCATCTTTTTGACTTCGGCTTCGGCCTGAGTTCTGGTTTTGTCCCGCAATGCCATCTCCTCCTGAATAAACCCGTCCAGAAGTTCCCTGGCTTTATCCAGACGTTTGTAAGGCGAGAGATAGCGCAGGTTCGGGTCCACATTCACTGCGTTGTCCAGGAAGTACTTGAGGCCGGCTTGCCGCTTATCCGTGCGGTATTCGGGATTGTCTCCCAGCCAGGAGTTGACTACGGCCTGGGCCGCTATCTGCTGTTGGGTCTGAGTCAACACCTCCTGCATGATGCCCTGCCCGAATTGCTGGATAAAGCCGATGGGGTTCTGCTCATAATGCTGGAGCATCTGAGCCTGAGCTTCTTCGGGCGATAGTTGCCGGTGGGGATTGATTGCCTGCTGCATGGCCTCCCACTGTTGGCGCATACTCCCGAGTTCTTGGCCCTGTGCCCCCAACTTGCTTTCCAGGTTCCGATAAGCGTTTTCCAAGTCCTCAGCCGTCTTGTATTTCCCGGCGAACAATTTGCCTGCCCCCGAGGTGTCCGCATCGGTGATAACGGGGTCGCGGTCAGGATTGGCGGTTTGGTCATAGTCAGGGTGTCCGTAATGGGCCTGATCGTCATCGTCGAACATATAATCCTCCAAGTTTTTAATAAAAAAAGCCGCTTTCTATCTTACTGATAGATAAAGCGGCCTTGCGGTGCTATGCAGCGCCCTTATTAAGCAGTGCCTTGCGGTGCGGTGCCTATTTACAAATGTTAGTTATTGCTGGTTTTCACCTCCAAAATCTTAGCCACCTCCATTATTTTCTCTTTTGACGCCAAATGCAAGGCATTTATTATCCGGCGTTTAACTTTAACAACTAAAGGCACCGGCGGCGTCACAGCAGGAATCTTTTCCAATTTATCTCCGCCCCCGGCGCTTGGGCAGCACCATAGGTTCTTTCATGGGCATACCAGGCATCGGCATAGGAGCGCCGCCAGGCATCGGCATGGACGCACCGCCCTGCATTAAAGATTTAGCCAACCCCTTAGCAACCTTTGGCTTTCCAACCGCCTTTTTAGCTTTTGGCTTAACTTTCATCGGTTTCGGCACTTTATCTCCCTCCCATTGCTTTTTTCTGATATTCATCATGCAACTGGCGCATGTTAGCTTCCATTTCCGAAAGGTCTATACACTTTTCCGCAGACTGGAGAAGCAGCCTTAAGGCGTTCCATCCGCCCATTAAGGAAGCAATTTGCAGGGGTTCAGTTAAGTTTGTTACCGAATCCCCGCTCTTTGCCATCTGCATTTCAATCCACCATTTAATTTCCGGCCAGTTTGGAGCAGTGACTATTTGATGTACCCGCCTTGCCTCCTCAAACCGGGCGCGGTGCCGATCCATCTTCCGGCGCATATCTTCAACTTTGGTAGACTTGTTTATCATCTACTGCACCGTTACCCCTTCAGGCACTCCCCCCAAAAGGCTTTGAGCCAGCCCGGAAACGACCTGATCCGGGGCCATGCCACCAGATTCAGGTATCATTTGCTGCTGGGGGACTATTCCCAGCCTCTCCCCAAGGGCCATGAGGATTTCTTGTTGAAGTTGGGCCTGGGCCTGTTCTTGGGCAATTTCCTCTTCCGACTTAACAATCTCATCCGGGTTGCTGATCTGCAAAGCATCCACGGTGCGCCGGAAATAACCGTCAATTTTCACTAACTGTTGAGCTTCGGGCGGAGCTTTCATTATCAACTCCCCCAACTGGAGCAACCCCTTGAGGCTCTCTTGCTTCTCAAAGAAAAGACTGATTCCCCTGGCCTTAATATCCCAGGAACCGTATATCTCGGCCCTGGCCATAGGGTCTTGGGCTAATTGGTCCAACATCACGCCCGACTGCTGATAAATGCGGGCAGCCCGATTAATGACTGCCCCAGGGATAGACAGACACTGAATCCGCAAATCCGCGGCCAACTTGACACTCTGCACTATCCCTTGATCTTCGAGGTCTTTAGCTACCTGCTCAAAATAAGCGTTCGCCTGGCCGGTCTTTTGCGCTACTTCGGTAGCTGTAGGAGACCCGCCCTTAAAATCACCGGCGGGCATTATCCACTCGCTGACTGCGGTATGGTTTTGGGTGTCTTGCCGGAGAAATTGAGCCAGGGCCTGCCCCCCCTGACTGCTCCCCCCGGCTAATACCGGAGTAAGGGCCTGTTCCGCACTCTTCTTAGGAATCACCTTCCCCGGCTCCCAGGTGTAAAGGTCTTCCTCATCATCTACAATATTCACATTACCCTCAAGCACCGGCATAATCCTGAATAATTCTGAATCCAGAAGAAGGTTAATTAACCGCGTTAAAGCCACCTGGTGCCCTTCACATTGGTCAAAGATGCCTGCCCCTAAATGCCTGAATAGCACCCGGAGAGGGTTAAGAGTAACAAAGGGCCGTCGCTTGCATTCATAAGGATTGTCACCCTTCTTCAATAAATGACGCTCGTTGGCAATGATAATTCTCTGATTTTCGGCCACAATATCCCCTTCCCTGGTCAGTATATCGCCCCAATATTCATCAATATGCACTTCCCGGCGATATTCATTGACTACGTGCTTAAGGTTGAGCCTGTCCATCCGCTCTTCCCAATCATCCAGGGTCGAGGTGCCGTAATAATCGCCCTTTGATAACTTGGTAATGCGTCCTTTGTCATACCGCCCCCACATAGCTTCTTTTTTGAGGTCTGATAAGGGCTTACGGTAGGAATGAATGTCGAATGACTGATCCAGGGGGAATAAGTGGTCCCGGGGATCGATGGCCTGACAGCACGGTTCCGCATAAAGCCGCCCCAGGAAGTCTTGATTGGCCCTGATACCCCATTTCAAGCTGCCAAATCCAAAGAGAATGCTGCTCTCCGCCCCCTCCCGCCACTCAGAGATAAAGGATTGCTTGTTATTGCGGATTTCCCGGCCCGCCTGAGTAAAACAGAACTTCAAATCCTTTTCAATAGCCTCGGCCAGGGGCTGGTCCTGGTTAAATTCCACCCCCTCGATGCTGAAATAATTGGGGGAATTAGTGAGAATCCGGGATAATACGGCCATAGCGTTCTTTACTGTACGCCATACCATGCCTGGGTTGACCTTGAACTGCCAATCCTCAGCGTCGGACCAGTCGAGGTTACCCAAATAAAGAGCTTCCAGGTTATTCCAGGTGTCCTCTATTTCTTCCCTGGTATCCTTGGCCTCGTTTTTCTGAGCAATAACGAAGTCAATTATCTCTTTCTCTGTCAGTTTTATGGGGGGCATTTGTGTTTATATCCCTCGCATCTAAATTCTTCCGGCTTGAAAGGAAACCATTCTCCCATCTGGCAATATTCCCGGCATACCCTGGAGGTTGCCCCTGCATCGCCCGGCTTTAAGTGAAGACAGGTAGAGCAGCATTCCACATCTGTCATATCTCCACCATTTCCCCATTAGCCTTGAAAATGACCCTCCCCTCCAAAATAGCGTCAGGCTTTACCCCTTTCCGCAGCTTCCAATCCCTTATTGGTATAGCCCCACGAATATACCGGGGATCATCAGCGTCAATCTCATGGGGCAAACGCTCCACCGCGTCCCTCTTACCGCAACCGGGACACTCGAAGACCTGGTAGGTAATGGGCGAGTCAAGGAATAGCAAGTTCCCAAGAAATTCTTTACCTGCCCATGAGCCGTGATATGGGCATACGGAAGGATCATACCGATACCCTCCAGGTGGTATGCTGCGGGCGATGCGGGCAATTTCCGACTTAAGTTGGGCCAATGTGGGCATCTTTATTTCCTGACCCCCATTCTATACCGATTGACAGCCGACCCCCGGCTCCGTTGAACTGCCTGGCGCTGCCGTTGCCTTTCCTGCTGGGCCAACATCCCTAGGAGCCGTGAAAGGCCATACCCACCGGCATCTCCAGGGTGGCTATGAATGTCCTTCACGGCATTCTCCCTGATAATCCGTCCTGAATTATCCTTGCGGTAGTGCCACCCGCCCCTCAAGCACCGATTCAATACCCGTTCTCCCTGAGAAAGCATGACATAAGGGTATCCCCCCACCATCCGGTTAAGGGCGACCTTCCACGCCTCCCGGCGTGGTCCCCAAGGAATAGGGCCAGGCTCAAAGATGGTTTTCAGTCTACTTTCAATGATCGCTGCTGGCGAGGTCTCTGAATCGGTAGTAGAAACGTCTTTAAGAGAAGGGTCTCCTATGTCTCGCCACCGGGTGACCTTGGAATATTTATCTTCCATTAAGGGAATTATAATGCCTTCAACTAGTTGGGTCATCCCGATGTTTTCACCCACTTTGCTATCGATAAACCATAGCCCGCCCGCAGGGGTAACTTGCCCCACTAAACAGGTAGGATTAAGACCCCCGTCCCAAAATCGAAAACCTAAAGCGCCGGGAATAGGCATCAAATCATGCTTGGCCCGGTGAATATCCTCATTATATTCGGGGGTCACAGCCTCGCCAAGCTGCACAAAGGCAAACTTTCCCTCAACATACCTTGCCCTTTGGCCTGGGTCGTGCATGGTGGCAATGTCGGTCAAGGCTCGGGCCTTTGCCGCCAGGTGTTTGTTTTCGCCGAAGGGTATGTTGAAAACTTCCAGATGAATATCAGGGTAAGTTGGATGGGGAAAGCGGGGGTTCTCGACCAGTTCGTCGAAGGTCCAGTGATATTCGTCGGCTGGGTTCATGGTGATCTGGAGCCGTCCAAACCCATGCCCCCCCCTGGCCACGATCTTCAGGGCCTCCTCATAGACCCATAACGGCAACCCAGCGTTTGCAGCGTCTACGATAGGCGCTGGCTCCTCTAACCAAATAAAAGCGTACTCACTCCCTTGAATCTTATTGAGCGCTCCAGGGCCATCAATACCGATCAGGTCTATTTCAAACCATTCAGATTCGCATTTTAAATCACTGTCATAGAATCTAAGAGCAAAAGGAAAAGACTTTTCCATGCTTTTCTTGGTCATGCGCTTAATATTGATATGAGTATCTCTAATAATAGCGCATGGCATCTTCCGGCCATGTTGTGCCTTAAACTTCGGACCCCAGTGAAATAAAGCCCCGGCTCCAGCAGTTGTTTTACCTTCACCTTTAGGGCCTATCAGGGCAACTATATCAGCATTTGACGTAATGAACGCCGATGCAGTAGGCGACCAAGTGATATTTATGCTATGTAATTTTGTCGGGGTTATCATCTTTTGCTGTAGTATAGCTAAAGTTGATTGTTACTTTCCCCTCAACATCAATATGCTTTCTATCAGCATATTTTTCTGGCCGGTTTCCTTTCAGTAGAAAGATTCTTAGCGTATCGGACCTGTTAGAAGATTCCAAGGTATCATCTTCTAGTGCATCAATACCCATTTCCCTTGCTTCTTTAAACTGCTTTTCAAATTCAGGATCAATTTTTACAATCCTGTAGACGCTCATCCGGGACATCCCAGCCTTTTTTGCAGCTTTAGACACATTAGGCCATTCCCGCAAAGCGTTTAAAAACTTAGCTTTTTTTTCTGGTGTAATTTCTGTTACCGGATTTACTGGCATACCATATCCCTCCACCACCCGGCTCACTATCGGGACATCATATTGAGACTCAGTCCTTGCTTCGCCGGAGAGAAACCTTAAAACTGGGGAGGGCCGACGCTTCGTTCTTCGTTCGCCCTCCCTCCTTCCACTAAGTTCGGCCCGGCATTCCGCGGAGCCTATCCCCGTATCGGAGAAACAATAATCACTGGCAGGACTCAGGAGTGCACTTCCCACCGGCTACCAGCGACACCTATGCGCAGTTCCTAGGATTTTAACCCCCCCGGCCAGGGGCCTTGCAAGGCGTATCTTCTTAATTTCCTAAAATAAAGCAAGGCAACCGCAAAAGTCAAGAAAATTTTATGCGATTTTGTGACCTTCACTAAAAAACAATCCTTTTTCTTCCTTGCCGAGATTAGCCGGAAGCAACCTGAGATTTCACTTATGGAAAATCAAACAGAAGAAGATAAAAATGATCTGTCATAATTTTTGTCATAAATTTCCTTCCATTTCAGGAAATTCTATGATAATAATGGTCCTGAACCCAAAGGCCGATCATTAATTGGCATGTAATATAGCTGCAACATAATTTAAATCAGATACTTCATCATCAATCAATGCAATATCCCGCTCAGTTTTGCCAAGTTCTCTCAGTATATCTTCAATTCGAATTGGAATAGAACTTCCTTCGGGGTCTTGCCATTCTGGTAATGTGTCATGACAAATTTTAACCATTTCCCATTCATCAAATGGTTTATATTTTTCATAAATACTTAATAATAATTCTCTCTCTCTCTTGCTCAATACATCGGCAGCAGGGACCTCAATTATTGCTACCTCGTAACCTGCGGGAGGGGAAATATATTTATGCCAATATGAATCAACCCCCGGGGCTTTGCCTGAATTAATTATATCCAACACTTTGCTTAAAACAGGCCCTCGATCCATTGAGACATAAAAATCGCCTGTTATTGGTCTTGCCCATCGAGACAAAGCTTCACGATCGGCAAGATATAATAATTTGATAAGCTTCATATAATTCATCTTGCCGCCGTTTTCTTTTAAAAGCAAACCGACCGCCTCAGTAGTCTTGATTTCGTTGAATTTAAATCTAATCATAAATAAACCACGCCTTGCATAAAATTTATCAAAAGTCGCGGCTATTGTCAAGAAAAGTTGTTAAAAAAAGAAAGCCCCGCTCGGGGCTTAACTGATATTACCCAAAAAATTTGG